TTGGTTGTTGGATTTGCCATTTGTTCCCCTTTTCTACGCCACTATTGTGGCATACTCCCATGTCAAAGTCGGCGACACGGTATTCCATTTTTCAGTTATTGGTACGTCATTCCAGCGCATTGCCTGCAAGCTGTATGCCAATGGTGACAACAGCAGTGTTATGGACAAGCGGTTGTAAGACGCCTGAAAAGACCAGCCTTCTACAAAGCCTTGAAACGCGCCGCTGCTCATGTTAAGCGGCAGGTTGTTGAGTGCTATTGCCTCGCCCATAAATACGCCAATGAGGTTGTCGCGATCTGAGTTGTCTATTTCAGGATTGGTTAAGTCAAAGGTAATTGCACTAAAAATAGGTTCAGGATTGGCGCGCAATTCTAAGTAAAAGGCAGCTTGTGAGTTTGCGTCTGCTGAGTCATGCAAGGTTGTTGTAATGATCTGGGCAAGGTTGCCGTATGTAGCAATTGAGGTTGCATCACTAGCTGACACGTCACTTGTTGAGTTTGCACCGTATTTGATAGTTATCGAATTGCGTACGTCGCCAACGCGTGTGTCAATACGCAAACCTGCTGCCCTTGCTTGATTGGCGTCAAGATCAACGTAGCCGTTAGCTGCTAAGTAATTTGTACGGTGCGTGCTGTCGGCATAGCCAATGCGACCTTGTGCGTCCTCGTAGATGTAGCCAAGACCTGAAGTTGCCAATGCTGATACAAGGCTGTAAGCGTCGATTGGGTCAGATGAACCACTACGAGCTGCAAGGTCATAGTTACCTGGACGGTCAATTTCTCCAAGTCCAGTGTTGCCAGCGTTTGCCCACGTTACGGTTGGGTCGTAGGTTGCCCAAGTTAACGCGCCAGGTACTTGCGCCCAAGTCTGATACAAAATTTGTGACAAAACCTCAAAAATTTGATCACCGTCAAAATCGCGTGGAAGCGCGTCAGTATAAATAAATTTTGGCAAACGAGACAACGCACCTAGTGCTGTGATGCTATAAGTTTGCGTAAACATGGTGCTGCCTACGTCGCGCACCTCTAAACCAATGTCAACAACATTGCCACCAAAAATTGGCACGAACGTATTAGTTGAGTCTTTGATTGACACGCCAATGGTGCTATTGATCTTGACAGGCACAATAGCTTGATTGACGTCCAACAACTCTAAATTGACGTACCCAGCTTGTGCTTGCTCATAAATGTTTGTGCGACCTGATCTAATTGTTAAATTAGCCAAAACAGCGTTTGTGTAAGCAACGCCGTCAATCTCAACAAGCCAAACTGGCGACCACTGCGTCATGCGATTTGCAGGTTAGATGCGCCGCCTGTGCCGCGATAGAAGCTGTTATTTAATGTGTCAACAATTGTGCGAGCTGTGCCCTCTTTATCAAACGCACCTGTAACGCTCAGGTTGATCGTCGTGCCCATGCTTGCTGCCTCACCCTGACGGAAACGACCAGCGTTAAATGAGCCTGAAACGACATTGCTTGCTGCCGTTGCAGCCACGGCAGCTGCCGTTGCAATACCTCCACCGCCTGTGCCACCGCCTGTGCCACCGCCTCCAGTAATGCCAGTTGGGACGGTTACCGTTGGTGTTGATGAAAGCGAACCTGTCGACATGCTGAAATTGCCAAGCGCACCTGTTGAGGTAGAACCACTGCCGATCTTGTTAATAGGCGCAATGTCTGCACCTGGCTTAATTAAATTAAAACCTTTGATTGCAATGTTGATTAAGTCAATGGCAGTGTTAATTAGACCCTTTAATGCACCTACGACGTTTGCCATAATGTTTAGGACAACGTTTGCGATGTCACCGATCAAGCCAAAAGCTGTGCCAATGACTTTGCCGATAATGGGTGCAGCAAATTTGACTACGTCAAAAAAGGCTTGAAACTCGTCTTTGTTTTCAATGAGTGTTGCTTTGACTTTATCAAAGGTTGACTTCATTGCGTTAAAAATTGGTGTTACTAAATCTTTAATTACACCAGCAACGTCGCTAATAATTTTGCCAAAGCCGTCGCCACTTGTAAGACTGAAAGAGCCGCTTAATGCGTTGATTGCTGGCAATGCAGCTGTGTTAATGAAATCTAACAGCTTGCCTAGAATTGGCAATAAGGCTGTGCCTATTGCTTCTTTTGCTTCGTTAAATGCAACCTGCACGCGTGCGATCTGACCAGCGTACGTGCCAGCGTTCGCAGCTGCTGCGCCGCCAAATAAATCTGTGAGCTTGCCTTGCACGTCTGTAAATGTCATTGTCTTTAATTCGGCAGCTGAAAGTCCAATGCCTAATTTGCCAAGTGCAGCTGTGTTTCCGTCAAAACCCTTGCTCAACGCGGCTGCGACGGTTTCCAACGGCTTGCCTGTTGCTGTGGAGACGTCAAGAGCAAGTGCTAGTAATTCTTGTGCCTTTGCGGTATCAGAAGTACTGCGAACCAACCTTGCTAAGCTCGGACGCAAATCGTCGTCGGCAACACCTGATGCCAAAGACATTTGCAGGATTGCTTGCTCTGTGGCAGCGATCTGACCTTTTGTTGCACCCGTTGCATTTTCCAACGCAAGTGCTAATTGTGTCTGTGCCTTCTCGTCGGCTATTGCAGCCTTGACGCTTTCAATACCAATTGCAATTGCAGCTGCACCAGCTGCGGCAGCAGCAGCGGCAAATGCTTTTCCGATTGCTAATCCAGCCTTGCCAACCCTGTCGCCAAATGAGTCGACGTCGCCTGTGGCTGTTTTGAGCGATTTATTAAGATCGGTAACGTCACCAAGTATTGAGAGTTTAAGTGTGCGACTTAGTCCAGCCATTATGTGTACTTCTTTACTATTTTGGCAAACGCCTGTTCCCACTTTTTGAGTATGTCAGGTTGAACAGCTTTCAATGTTGGGTAAATAAACCAACCGCGTTTGCCTGACCACGTTGGGAATTGCTTATACTTTCTTGAACCAAATTCGTAACCGCCCCAAACCTGTTGGGTCGTGCCACCACCGCTAAGTTTTTGACGAGCAAAGCCGTAGCTGATCTCGCCTATTTTTGAGGATTTCTTAACGGTCGCACCGTCGGCAATAATCTTTGAGGCGCGATTGTTACGTTGACCAGCTGCGGCTGAAACTCTTTGTTTAACAAATTCTGCTAACTCTGATGAGACTTCTTTAGCCTGTTCTGTTGCTTCCTCGTCCATAGCCTTAAAAGATTTGAGGATTGAACGCAGCTCAGCCTTGTCATAACTAATTGCTTCTTTAGCCATTTGCGCGCCTTTCCAAAATCTCGATCACGGTTAAAATGTCCTCTGCTGTCTCAAAAACGTCTGGGGGTAACCCTGTTGCCAGAGCTACCTCCCAAACTATTCTGCTAAGGCTTCCGACTGCGTAGCTTTTGGGTTTGCTTCACCGACCGTGACCTCTGCGATTGTCTCAGTCCAAATGTCAAGCGGCTTAACAGGTTTGCCTGCGGCTGCACGTTTCATAGCGTGATAGGCAAGAAATACTAGATCAGCAATGCCGATCTTTTCCTGTGCCTGGCTAATCGTGTGACCTGTTTGCTTTTCCCATTTAACCCACTCAGGCGGCGCAGCTGTGTAAGTAATCTGCGTGCCGTCGTTGTATTCAATTGTGATTGGTAGCTTCATTTTGTCTCCCGATTGTTAGATGTTAGCTAAAGTTCTCGGTTGGTGTACCGACAACTACAAATGATAGATCAACGGTCTGTGCATCTGGTGCAGCACCGCCGACACTTGGAAATACTGGCATGACGTTAAATGTGTAAACCGCACCTGTTGCAGCTGTCAACGAAACTGCCAAAGCTGTGTTTGGGTTGGTTTCGCAGGCTGTCCACAATGACTCACAAAGTGATGAGGCAACGCCCCAGTCTGCAAGCATTGTCATGTCAAATGTCCACTGATCGTCAATGTGCTTGTAAGCCTTGCCGTCTAGTGTCTGGTATGTCTCTACTGTTGAGTCCACAGAAAGCACTGCGCTGGTCGCCTGTGCGTCGTAGTTAACTGTTGCAATGGTCACGACTAAATCGCGACCAGTGATGATTGTCGTTGGCATTTTGTCTCCTAGTTAGTTTGTGTGTAATAAGTCGAAACGTTTATGTCAGCGACGAGCATTGGCGATTGTCCTACTTCCAACACTGTCGGCTTTTCAACAACGCCAACGACGTATCCTGCTGGCATTGCAGCAAGAATTCCGATTATGAGCTTTTCTAAATTGTCTAGCGAGCCTGCATTGCTGTTGCTCGCGACAATTGCTGTAATTGCAAAATTAAGTTTGACCTGTGTTTTTGACTTGCCGATCAAAACAACTTCCATGTAAGGCGAGTCAGGCACAACCACAATTGCTGGTGGTATTGGTGACTCTGGCACGCTTGGGTAAACGTTGGCAGATAGCGCATTAAAGGCTGTGGCTAAAGCTGATCTCGTTTCGGCAATTGAGTTTGCTGGCATTTATTGGCACACTGTCTCAGCGTCCAGGTAAGGCATAAGCAATGTGCTGACGCGGTTGGTCAAGCTGCGAC